CATATTTCTTGGTCTGCTGTTGATTGTGCTAAATCATAATTAGTGTCATAACGCAATTGTGCAATTGTATTATTTTCTGAATGTTCTGCTACAAAACTTGTAGTCGTTTTGGTGACATTCCAATTACTTCCACCATCAGTAGAAAAATTAATACCTAGACCACCATTATTAGCTGAAGGATGAATATTATTTAAAATAAACCAATACTCATCATAGGTACTATCTAATCCTGTGGTAAATGAAATTGATGCTGAACCAGATGCAGTTTGAGTAGATATAAGTTTTAAACTACCTACATTAGCATAATCCACATTATACCGAATGGCATTATAAGTGGACATATTTTATTTCTCTTTCAGTAGCCACCCTTGAGTATTATCTACAAATACTAGGGTTAAACCTGCTCTTTCAGTAGCAACAGTTAAATCAGATGCATCACCTTGAATGGGTTTGCCATTTCTTGCAATAGTTAAATTGTTTGTATCAAATGTTCCTGCATAATCTATAAAAGATACTTCATCACCTTGTGTGGGTGAAGCAGGTAGAGTAGCAGTAATTGCACCAGATGTTGTATTGACAAAATATCCTTGACTAGCTACTGCTGTAAAATTTGCAGTCTTAACAGTTTGCCAAGCAGTACCACCTGTAATTCCTGTTAATGAAGAACCATCACCACTATAAGAAGTAGCAGTTACTGTTCCTGTAATATTGATATCACCTGTTCCTGTAATATCATTTGAATTTAAATCTAAATCACCACCAAGTTGAGGTGTGGTGTCGGTGACTACATCAATAGCACTATCAACAAGATTAACTGTATCATTAGCCATATCAAAAGTGGCAAATGAAATCCAAGCATCATCATCAGCATTTCTGAATTTTAAAGTTGTTGTAGAACTGTCATACCACCACATATAAGCATAGGTTGTACTTGGCTCAGTAGCATTAGAATTATTTGAAACTATTGCAGATAAGGCATTATTTAAATCACTGCGAAACGCAGGAAAACCTTGATTTGCTATGTTATAATCGTGAGTTGCCATTTATTACCTTTTAATATCCTTTCGCAATATAGTCAAATGTTTTACTTATTGCAGTGCCACCACTATTCTTAAATGTTATATCAAATCCATTTGTTGATTTACTAGTTATTTCATAAAAATCACCTGTTGCCAACCCTTGTGCTGAAACACCAATCGCAGGTGTTGATATAAACACAGGACTGAAAGTTATACTCTTAGTTCCTGCTCCAGATACAACATCATTTTCTGATATTAGTCTTTGTGGCATATCAGCAGTCACAGATAATTGACTAATAATCGGTGTTGCTGAATTGTTTAAACTTTCCATAAACAATCTAAATTTAAAATATCTACCAGAATAATCACCGACATTGAAATTTCTAAATGATGTATAACTCACATTATCATCTGATACTGCAATCTCTAAATGACTTGAAGCATTAGCACTATCATCGCCGTCAAAGTTAGATGCTTGGTCATCAAATAATCCTAGAATATTATCAAATAATCTATCTCTATCAGTAGCAGTTTGCGTAATGTTTCCTGTTAATCTTGTGGTCTGAATACTTCCTAAATCAATTAAATTAGCAAATTCGTATGTTCCACTAGATACAACATTGTCATTAATTGTGCCACCGTCAAAATTTCTTGCAGTTATATCATCAAAATTATCAGTGACATTATCGTCAAATTGTTCAATGGTATCTAAGATTAAAGTATTATCTACTGCAACAGTATTATTTTTAACACCTGTAAAGTCTGGGTGTTCTGTAGAAGTTCCTGCATTTTGAAAATCACCAATAGATGTGATGTTAGTCGTAATGATTGCTTCATTAGATGAGAAGTTGCCAAGTTTATCTACTGCCTTGATAAGATAGCTACCTGTTCTAGCAGGTACGGTTATTGATGTTGCAGGTCTTGATACTCTTGAAACTAAAGTAAAACTATTTTGCCATTCTGGATTAACTGTTTCAGTAGTGAAGTTAATAACATAATAATTAAGGTCTGCGTCTGGAATACTTTCCCAACTTAAATGTGCATCACTACCTACGATATTAATTGCAAAATCTTGAACATCTGAAGGTGGTTCAATCTCACCAACAATATCTCTAGTAGCAGTGACTGATGTACTTTCAACGCCAAGCGAATTTATCGCCTTAACACGCACTGTATAATTGTCACCAGAAATTACGTTAAGCACTCTATGAAATAAATCTACTGTACCTCTACTATGAACAATAAAATTACTATCATCAGTTCTTTTATATTCTACTTGGTATTCTCTAACAAATTGGTCTGTGGAAGCACCAATCGTAATATTCATAGCCACAATAACTGTTCCGTCATTGTATTGAATAAGTTCATCATCAAGGGTGACTGATGCAGGTGGTTGCACTGTAAATGGATTAGGGAACGAAGTATCTGGAATAACTGCAACTTCATCTTTAGCAGTGAATGTGTACCAACTATCTTGGTGTTCTATTAATGATAAGGCAACTTCAAATGAAGGATTGATTGCCATTCCTACTACTCTAAATGGTTTAGAACTAAATCCTGTAATAGAAGAACTAACAGCAACAATATCACCAATGGCTAAATTCATCGCCTCATAGTTTGCAGTTAATTCTAATCCTAAATTGTTTCTGCTTCTTTGTAAGACAATCTCACCAAATTCTAATGCTTGATATGGATTAGTAATAGTAGGTAAATCAATTATTCCTTCTTGTAAGAAACCACCATCTTCTGCTTTTAATGTGGAATGGTCTGTATCATAAACAATTGTATCTGATTGATAGTTCTTATCTGGGTTAATGAAGTTTACTTGTACTCTGTTATATTTTTCATTTTTTCTTTCGCTTGAAACTTTAATTCCACCTATGATATTATCTTCGTTTAGTGTCAATACACTAGAACCAGTAGTTTCAATAATCAGTTTATATTTGCCTTGTGCATAAGGTAAAAAACCTCGCATTCCTTTAAGAAGCGATTTGGTGTTATCTATTAGTTTTTGATTAGTATCTATGACTGCATTACAATCAAATAAATTAATATCACTGCCACCAGAATAAGGTGTCACTTGAGTATCAGCTATTGTTGATGCTGTATAAAAACTTGGAATATCAATATCAGCAATATCAATTCCTTTTCCGTATCTTGTATTGGTTAAATAATCTAAAAGACACCAAGCAGGATTAGATGTAAAGACACCTGTGGTTTCATTACTACCGCTATCATAAGTAGATATTTTTCTACCTTGAACTAATGCTTGAATTTTTGGAATACCAGTATATTTGTCTGCGTCCCAAGTTAAACGGAATGCAATATAAGATAGTCCTGCAAATGTTCTTGTCTTATTAGACCAACTAGAAAGATTATTTAATAATGTTGATTGCGATTGTGCATCAGTTCCATAAAAAGTCTGAACTTGGATAGTGTCACCAAATCTACTATCATTGGAGGTGACAGTGCCACCATCACTAAAACCACTAGCAAAAGTAACTTCTTTATCTTCAACATAAATTTTTGTAATCGCATTTATTTCCCCCTCACATAATACTAATGCACCATAAAGATAATTATTGTCTGTTCCACTTGTTTCTAAAAATACTCTTGTTCCACCAACTAAACGTGTTCCATAAATAACAGGAATGTTTGCATTGTTAGATTGTTTATTAACAAGAACACCTGTTGCTTCTGCATCTTGTGTAAAATCTGGTAATTCTGGTTTAGGTGCTAACCAAGATATTGCTTTTGAAATAGCAAATCCTGTAATAACAGATTTAATAATTGTTCCAAGTATAGCTGTAAAAAATGCCATTATTTTCTACCCCACAAAATATCTTGAACAGTTAATGCTGAAAATTCCATCGCATTATCACTAGGGAAATAAACTTGTTGACTACCTTGATTTGTTTTTCTTCCAGATACTCTGCTAAAATCTGCGAAGTGAGAAGTACAACTTAATAATAATTTTCCTGTTTCCGTATCAATATTAAAACTTTCTATAAATCCTTTATCATAATTGAATGTATCTATTAAGGCATCATTACTATCAAGTAATCCAATATCAATCGTGACTTCATCATTTGATACATTGTTATTTAAAACAATAGAAACAAACGCACTATCAACAGCAGATAATTCTATTTGAAAGTTTGATACATCTAATTCTGATTTTTCTGCTTTACCACCAATAGACAATAAATACGAACTAGAAAGATAACTATTCGCATTATGAGTAACGTCTTTATAGTGATTTGTTAGTCTTTGGGGAGTAGGGAATAATATTTCTACAAGAACGATTGGTTTAATAGTCTGATTGAGTATTTCAGACTGTAAGTCACTAGAAAAACCTCTAGTCATTACAACGCCTCAATAAAATCTATTTCGTATCTATATAAATCTAAATCCCCTGTATTAAATTCTTGAATATCTGATGTCAATCTAACTGTAAATTGAACATCATCATAAGTGACTGATTCTGTATCTGTTAATGCACTTCTTAGTGGTGGTTCTATTGTAATAGTAGCATCAGTAGAACTATCACCTGTTGCATCTTCAACAACCATATAGACTTTTGAATGTCCACCAAACTTTACAAAATCACCTGCC